AGAACGATCTTTACACGTATTCAAAGACCCGAGACAATTAACTTCTTACGTCAATATGGCGTTGAACTATTAGATTTGGAGGGTAAATTTGTTGGACCATTTGAAGCTTCTAAACGATTAGCACAAGCATTATCTGGACTAGAAGAGGGTGACATTAAATTTATTAAAGTAGCTGAAGAACTCGGTGGCTTTAGACAAATTGGTAAAGTTATTCCTTTGCTACAGCAGTTTACTGTAGCTCAAAATGCTCTCAATATCGCGCAATCTGGTGGCAGTTCATTGACTAAAGATGCCACTACTGCGCAGCAAGCCTTAGCGGTTCAAACCACTAAAGTCAAAGAAGAATTTTTAGCTTTAGTTCGTGGCATTGCTGAAAGCACATCTTTTCAGCTTTTTGCTCGTACAGCTTTAGAAGTTGCTAGTGCGTTGATCAAAGTCGCTGATGCTATTAAACCGCTTGTTCCTCTTATTGCTGCTATGGCTGCATTTAAATTTGCTAAGGGTCTAGGTTCTTTCGCTTCTGGTGCTGGAGCTGCTATTCGTGGACTGGGAACCTTGGGTAAAAGCAATGGTGGACAAATATTAGGTTTTGCACGAGGAGGTTCTGTTCCGGGTGTCGGAAATCAAGATACCGTTCCAGCTATGCTCACTCCCGGAGAATTCGTAATCCGCAAGAGCAGCGTCAATAAAATTGGTGCTGATAAATTGGCAGCGATGAATGAGAATAGATACGCTAAAGGAGGCGAAGCCCAGATACAGGTACAGGATGGTGCAATTGGAGGTTTCTTTTTACTTCCAACAAAAGGAAGTGATCGTAACATAAAAATGACACCGCAATCTGCAAACATTACTAACGCTAAAGTTCTTGAAGAACTTGGACTTGGTATTGAGGGAGATGCTGGCCGAGGACAAATTCTTGATAATTTAACTACAAAAGAACAAGAAGAAATACTTGGAATTAAACTTAAAAAGAAAATAAAATCAAATAAGGTGAAAGGACTTTCACCAGATGTTAAGGATAAGTTAAACAGCCGGGAAGTTCAAAATGAATTAGACGCTAAACTGGCCGCTGGAAAAAAGGTGAACGCTCAGAATGTAAAACTAAGTGGAACTGGACCGGATGGAAAAGCAAAGATAAGCTCTTATTTTCCGGGTGGAGATGTTGATAAAGGGAAAAAGACTGGGCAGATTGCTCAGTTAGTAGACGATGTAACTGAAAAAAGTTTAAGGTACGCAGTTAATTCCGCATCAAGTCGAATCACTCCACTTTTAGCAAACCCAATAATAGAGCCTAAGACAGAGTCTATGAAACAGGCTGCTATATCTTTATCTAAAGATGGCAATGCGATTAAAACTGTGTCCGGTTTCATCTTCGAAGGCTTGACACAAGCGATCACCGGAGCGGAACTTGCTGGAGAGACTGCTAACTTTGACTTTCCATCAGATAAGATAAGTGCTGCCGGTGTAAGCTTGAAAAACTTATTTGGAGAAGCTAGTGATTTCAGTAATCTAAAAAAAGCAGATGCAAAAAGGTCAAATACAGCAGATTCTATTAACAGCATTACTAAAAAACTTGAAAGTGATATAAATCTGGGACTTGCAAGTAAAACAGAGGGTGTAGAACTTATTCGTAAGCGATACGCTAAAGGAGGTTCTGCTGGAACAGATACGGTTCCAGCTTTGCTGACTCCCGGTGAGTTTGTTGTGAACAAAAGCTCTGCACAGCGTATCGGTTATGGAAATCTGAACCGAATGAACAAGCAGGGTGTTGCTAGATTCGCCAAGGGTGGTTTGGTTGGAGACGGTTGGAATCGTTTTGAAGTTGGAGGTCTAGCTACTGACGAAGCTGCTAAAGATATCGTTCGAGCACGGGTTGGTGGAAAAAAGAAAATAAATACCGCCGAAGATTTCGGTAAGGCATTCAAAAAAGTAACGGATCATCTACCAGAAGACATAAAGAAAGCAATATTAGACGGAATTGAAAGAGGTCAAGGTATTGAAGGGTCGGAAAGTGGGATTGTTGACAACATTCCTACCAAAGATGGTGGTTCAGCCCACGGTCAGTTTATAGCTGGTGTAAACGAAAAAAAAGAGCGTGTATTTCAAGTTCAGACAGCCAAGGATAAAGCAACAACAGGAACAATAGATCATGAGGTTGGTCATATAGTGGATCTTGCTGCTGGAGACAAGATTGGTGGAGGAGGTTCTAGTTTTGCTAGTGAAAAAGAAGGTACTTTTCAAAAGCAAATAACAGATAAAATAACTCAAGCTCTTGTAACGTCTATGAAAAAGACTAGTGTTAGTTTAGATTTTATTGAAGACTATGCTGGTCAAAACAGAGAAATTTTTGCTAATTTGTTTGCAGGCTCTAATACTGCTGCACAATCTATATTAGCAAGTACTGGTGACGCTGAATTAGCTATGATTGCGATGGCCGAGGAGTTAAAAAAGAGTGGTGAAGGTTTTGCTGGATTATCTGCGAGCGATTTAACATCAGACGTTGAAGCTATTCACAAGTCCGCAAAGGCATATAGAGAAAGTTTAGAAAAAGAAAAAGATAGGCTAAAATCACATAGGAAGACTTTATCTGCTGAAGATCAGGTAAAAATGGATGCGTCTCCCTATCAGGAAGGAGTCAACAAAGAACTAAAAATTGCTAAAGAAAAAGAAGATAAAGCTGGTGCATTTTTAGGAATTCCAACTCCTAAACAGCCAGAACCTCCTGCACCAGAAGCTGCTGTACCAGCACCTCCAGTGGCTACTACTACTGTAGTTCCTCCAGTGGCTACTACTACTGTGGTTCCTCCAGTGGCTACTACTACTGTGGTTCCTCCAGTGGCTACTACTCCGCCAGTTTCTCCAGCACCTCCAGTGGCTACTGCTCCGCCAGTTACTCCAGCACCTCCAGTGGCTACTACTCCGCCAGTTCCTCCAGTGTCTCCTACTAAAGCAGAGCTTGAAGCTATGAGAGATGCCGCAAAAGTAACTAGACAAAACTTGCAAAAAGATAGAGGTAATTTACAAAGACAACAGGTTGGTATTTCATCAAGCATATCCAAAAAAGAGCTTACTGTAGGTTCCTTAAAAGCTAAGAAGGCTGAACAAGAATCAGCTTTTAAAAAAATAGATGTTAAGACTCCAACAAAAGAAATTACAACTTCTTTTAACGTAAAAAGAAAAGGAAATGAAAAGTTAAATCAAGGACAAATTGAAGAAGAAATTCGAGCACGTGAAGCTGCTCTTCAAAGCTCTAATCCAAATGAGTTAAAGGCTTTTGGGGGTCAGAACGCATCCAAAGAATCGGTAACGAAAGAGTTAAACGAATATAAAAAGGGCTTAGCACTCAATGCTGCTGCTCAAGTTGAGCATGCGAAAGAATTGGAAAAGCTTGAAGAAATACAATACGCATTGATGGCTGAGATGGAGGGTACAGACGCTGCTTTAAAAAGAGAAACAGAATCTTTAGACAGAGCAAATGAAATTAGAGATAAGGTCACGGCACAATTACAGACAAACGCTCAAGCTATAAAGGCTGCTGGAGATCAAGAAAATACAGCTAACGTAGCTTTAGGCAAGAAGCCAAGTCCAGCGCAAAGACGAAACGCGGCAATGACCACGGTAAAACCTCCAGTCATTATTCCACCCGCAGCAACTCCCAATCCAAAACCGGGAGGGCTAGGGTATCCAACTAGTCCACCCGCAACAACTCCTCCAGTAGTTCCTCCGGTGTGTCCTTGTCCTCCAGTTAGTCCGACTAGTCCAAACGCTGGAGGTGGCACAGGAACATCTCCAGCTAGTCCACCAACAGGTAAAACACCAAAAAAAGATGATGATTCCCTTCTGAAGTTATCTGTTGGGGTGTCTGCTGTTATTGGAGGTTTAGGTTATTTAAAACCACAAATTGATGAAAATAGCAGCGCTCTTGCAAAATTTGCCGATGGGTTAGTGGGTGGTTTGCAAACACTTCTTGCCGGATTACTTGCTGCTGCTGCTGCTGCTCAAGCTTTTGGTCTAAAACTAAACGCAGCAGGACTGAAAGACATTGGTCAATTCTTCCGTGGTAAATCTTCCAGAGTAGGTGCTGCTTTACAAGTTGGAGCCAAGAACAGTGGCTTGGAAAGCGGAGTTAAAAAAGCAGGAGAGATATTAGAAAAATTTCCGGGTCGATTAGGTAAATTCGGCTCCCAACTAACTAAATTAGGTCCACAGCTAGGTAAAGTACTTGCCCGTTCTGGTCCAATACTTGGTACATTTATTGCTACTGTGGCTGTTGGCGCAGTAGCTATGTATGGTTTTAATAAAATTGTAGATAGCTTAACTGGGGTTCATAAAAAGTATAAAAATGCTATAGAACAAGGCAATGTGGCTGCTGCCGGTGAAGCGGCTGTCAGAAGCAAAAATGCCGAAGCTGTTAATAAACTTGCGATAGGAGCGGTAGTTGCCGGTGCTGCCATTGGATCAGCTTTTGGTCCGATTGGAACTGTAATTGGTGGAGTTATAGGTGCTATCGTTGGAGTTTCCCTTAAATTAGCTAATGCGTTTGGGCTGCTAGAAACACCATTAAATGCCATTAGAAACACTTTAGCATTTTTCGGATTAGGTCCAAGTACAGATACAGTTAAACAAGAAGCTAGATTAGCTGCCGCCAGAAAGAAACAGGAAAACGAAGCTTCTAAAAACGCTAACGACGTATCTATGGCTATGCAACGTGTAGAGTCTGGATCTAGCACTTTAACTGATGAATTTACGAAAGGCAATTTAACTGGTAATTTAAACAATGAGTTTGGTGCTCTTTCAGAATCCATAGCTTTGAGCAATTCAAGAATTGAAGATGTTAATAATTCATTCTGGGCTATGGAAGGAGCCTCAGCTATGGCTGGAGCAGCTATTGGTATTGCTTTTGGTCCTTTGGGCCCTTTGGTTGGCGCTTTCGTTGGTAGTATGCTTCAGGGGCAATTGGATAAGTCTAACAATGAAGCAAGAGCCGAAGCTTTGAAAGGTCAACTTCCAGACCAAGAAAAAGCTACTACTGCATTTATGGAACAATTGCCAATGTTTGGCAATGTTCTTGCGGATCAGATGATGAGAGGAGCAACGGCTGCGGAAGCTGAAAAGACTGTTACCGAGAATTCAGCATTCAAAGCTGCTACTACTTCACAATTTTCTCCAGCAGAGCAAACTAGAATTGACGCAAATGTGCAGCAATCACAACAACCGGGAGGAGCCGGAAGAGTATTTTCAGATCTTGAACAACAAGAAATTAAAATTAGAGGATTTGAAAAACAAAGAGAAGACGCTGGTAAACAGGCTTTGAAAGCCGCTAAAGAGCAAGCCGCAAGACAATTAGCTCTTATCAAAGCTACTAACTTTGGTCTTGGAACACTTTCTGATTCATTGGATGCTACAAACAAAAGATTATCGAAATTATTAACTATAGATCAGGTTGGAGATAAGTTTGCTGATTCATTAGATATCTTACAGACCGCATTGACTAGCGCTGCTGGTACTTTGTCAGCAAAGGAATTAGATGGAGCCATCGCGACACTAGAAGGTACTTTGCGTGAAGCTGGAGCTAGTGATGCCGCTGTAGGTAGCGCGAGTGGTGCGGCTAGAGGTTTCAACACTGCGTTTTCTAGACTAGATAAAGGCTCAGATTCTTTTAAAAACATACAAAAGAGATTAACAGAAGGAGGATCGGATGAAACATCTCCTCAGGAAATATCAAAGATACTCAGTGAAGAATTGACCGCCGGATTATCTCCCGAAGTAGCAGAAAGAATCAATGCTGGCCTTGACGAAGCAAGCTCTAAGTTTACCGGAACAGATATTGCTGCAATTAAATCTGGAGATTTTGGTCCATTAAGAGAAGCGTTACAAAAAACTAGTGATGCATTCAACAAAGAAGTTCTTGGTGTTCTTCAAAAACGCTCAGAGGCAGAGCAATTACTGATCAAGGGAATTCAACAACGTATAGCATCTGAACAAGAGTACGTAGCGGCACAAAGAAGGGCCATAGAATTACAACTAGAGGCTGGTAAGATCTTTGAAGAGTTTGGCGGTAAAGCTTTAACAGCAGGCGAAAAACAACAAGCTAGAGTTACAAGCTTCAATGTTGGCGCTGAGGCTGTTGGTGTGCGTGGTCTTCAAACTGGCAACGCTGGTGATATTCAAAGCGTATCCGCAGATATTAGCAATCAATTTTTACAATTAGAAGAAAGAGCCAGAGCTGGCGCAGTGTCTGGAGAAAGAGGTTTTTCTGGAGGTGTTGGAGCGGAAGAAGACACTAGAGAAAGACTGAAAGCGTTACAACAAGATTTAATCTCACAAACAAAACAAGAAATTGAAGCTAGAAAAGAAGAACTTCAATTAATTCAAAGAAAAAATCAAGCAGAAAAGGATTCTCTCGAATCACTCATAAGCGGTGACATAGAAGGGTTTTTAGAAAAACAAGCGGCTGCTGGAGCTGGTGCTGCACTAGCGAGCGGAAGCTCTGCTTTGACTGATTTGTTTAGTGGCTCAGCGTTGGGCGCTGGTTTCAAAACCCTTGAGGGACAAGGCTTATCGGATGATAAAAAAAGAAGAGCAGAAGATTTAACGCTGCAACGTTTCGGAGTTCAATCAACGGGTGTACTATCTGGCACAACAACCGAAGAGCAAGCTAAGAAAGCTGAAGGTAGAGAATTAGCGACAACACTTGGTCAACTTGGTCAACAAGCAGCCGAATTCGAAAGAGCAGAAGTTAATACTAAACAAGCAATTGTTTATGCTCAAGAACTTACAATTGAAGGCATTGGCAAACAATTAAACCAAGCTTTAGGTGGCAATGCTGCTCCAGCTCAAGTACCGGCTGCACAGGGTCTTTACAGAGGAGGTCCAGTTTATGCGAACAGAGGAATGTTTGTTCCGCGTGGAACAGATACCGTTCCTGCTATGTTGACTCCGGGTGAATTTGTGGTCAATAGATCCTCAGTTCAACGTGGCAATAATCTACAAATATTAAAAGCTATGAACAACGG